CGCTGGATATTTCAGAGTTATCGAAACAAAGTTTGAAGATAAAGACGGAGATACCCATATCAACCTTAAAACAGTTGTTTTTCAAAAGGGTGTTGATTACATCAAAAAAACATTAGACAAACTTCAAAAGAGAGGGTAACTATGAACGAATTACAGATTATTGAAAAAGACGGAATTCAAGCTGTTTCTGCACGTGAATTGTACAAAGGATTAGAGATTACTGATAGATTCAATCGTTGGTTTGAATCTTTATTAAAGTACGGATTTGTTGAAAATGAAGATTTTACAAGTGTGAAAACTTCCACACTTGTAAACAATGGAGCAAAAAGGGAAATTGACGATTTTGTTATTTCTCTTGATATGGCAAAGCAAATTTGTATGTTACAACGTTCTGAAATTGGTAAAACATATCGTAATTATTTAATCAGACTCGAAAAAGCTTGGAACACACCAGAGGCTGTTATGGCAAGGGCATTGCAACTTGCAAACAATAAACTAGAAAGTATTAAGCAACAAGTTGCAATTATGCAACCAAAAGCAGTTGTTTACGATGAGCTTGTAGACCGTTCTAAGACAATGAACTTTAGAGATATGGCTGCAAAACTGGGTATGAAACAAACTGAATTTATGACAATTTTGAAAGCAAAATATGTTTATAAAAATTCTATTGGAGAATACAGAGCAAAAGCAGAATATCAACAATACTTCACTTTAAGAACTTTTAACAAATCAACAGACAAAACTGGTGAACAACTTCTATTCAATATGGAAGGGATTACATACTTTATTAACAAGTATAAGGTTGAAAAAGACACTTGTAAACATTGTGGTGAAAAAGTGCCTGCTGGCCATTACTGTTGTTTACAATGTTGGAACGAATACGAAGGAGGAAAGGAAATTGACTAAATATGAATATTATATTGCAAAATCGAATGAGTGTAGAAACAAATCAGTTATTTTTACACAAAAAAACGAGCCAAAATTAGCAGAGTTTTATAAAAATGCATCAGTCGGATTTGAAAAAAAAGCTAAGAGTTTAACAATAAAAGAAGCTAGGAGTTTATATGAATGTTAAAATAACAAAAGTTGATCAAGAAAAAGAGCCTGAAAAATGGCTTAATTTAAGAAAAACAGGGATTGGGGGATCTGATGCAGGCGCATTAATGGGAATGAATGAATATTCATCTCCATTAACTGTTTATTTGCAAAAAAAAGGTTTGAATCAAGGAATTGATTCAGAAATTCTTAGATGGGGGCATCTTTTAGAAAATCCAATTAGGGAAGAAGTGGCTACTAAATTTGGTGTAACTGTTACAATTCCAGAGGGAATGTATACAAGTGAAGAACATTCTTTCATGAATGCCAATTTAGATGGCTTAGTTGAAGGAACTGTTTCCGTGAAAAATAAAACAGTTACAGGATTAGGGGGCTTAGAGATTAAGACCTCGAATGGGCAAGGATTTGGTGAATACGAAATTCCTGATAGTTACTATTGCCAGGTACAGCATTATATGGCAGTTACAGGATTAAATTGGTTTTTACTTGCCGCCTTTATGAAAGCATCATGTACAATTCAATATTACATCATTGAAAAAGATGATGAGTTTATTGAAAAATTAATAGAAGTTGAAAAAGACTTTTGGGAAAATTATGTACTAAAGGATGTTTTTCCTGCCCCATCTGGTGCTGACAATGAAAATCAATTAATAAAAAAATTGCCGATTTCTAACAACGTTGAGTTAGATGAATCGTTATTAGAAATAATTGAATATAAAAAAGAATTAGATGAGCAGATTAAAGAGCTCAAAAAAAATCAAGAAATTGCAAAAAATCAAATATTACTAGCAATGCATAAAGCGAGCAATAGTTCTAATTCTGATAGCAAAAGTGTTGTGGCCGAATTAGGTGATTTTAAGATTACGTATTCTACGGTTATTAAAAAATCTGTAGATTCTGACCTTCTTAAAAAAGAAGGTATTTATGACATGTACACTAAAGAAACAAAAACAAAAACTTTGCTAATAACAAAAAAGAAGGACGTTTAGAAATAAACGAAGATTATTTTTTACTACTGTTCGTTGAACAGTTTAAAACTATATCGTCGATATGGTTTTATATCTTGTGGGCAACCGACAAAACAGGTTGCAAGAAAATATATTAATAACCTTGTCCGTATGGACTGGTATTATGTTGGCAACTTACATAAAGTTGCACGTTGACACTTATTTTATAAATTTGTTTAAATTACCTTTCCGGTGGGTGGGGCGACACATTTACCATAACACACGTGCGAAACGCAAAACCGGTATTTTATATCAGGGTGATGAAACCCTGTATTACTTTTAATATGGGAGTAAAAATAAAATGAAATTTCTTTGGTGTGATGTGGAAACAACAGGATTAAATATTGAAAACGCAGCTCCATTTCAGATAGCATTTATATTTGTATCTACTCAAAACATAGGAGGGAAAAACGTAAAAAGCGAATCTGAAAGAGTATTTTTATTAAATTGTCTTGATATGGCACATGTTGAATTTAATGAAGAAGCTGCAAAAATTCATGGAATTTCAAAAGAAACTATACAAAATTATGAAAATTCACACGATGTTTGCACAAAAATAATGAATTTTCTATCAGATTGTGTAAATTTTAGAGAAGTTGAAAACATGTATTTCTGTGGTTATAACTGTGAATTTGACTGGAATCATTTAATTAGTTTGTTTAATCATCATGGAATGGATTTTGGGCAATTTTTTGAAAAACGGTTAGATGTATTTAACCAGGTAAAAAAAGCAGGTGCAAATAAGATTTTACCTTATTTGCCAAACAGAAAATTAACTACAATATGTGAGCATTTGAAAATTGATTTAAGCAATGCTCATGATGCATTAGCAGATATTAAGGCAACTAGAGATGTTGCAAAAAGCCTTGCTACTTTGGGAGTTCCATTAGAATAATTTTTTTTATAAGAAAAAAAGTATTAATTTGAATTCCTACTATTGACAAAGGTATTAAATTGAATTTATAAATATATAAGGAGATTTTTATGGATCTATCGAAAAAAAACGAAACAAAACAACTAAATCAACCAAAAGGGCAATCGTTAAGAAATTGGATTGCCAAAATGAGTGATCAAATTAAATGTGCATTGCCACAGAATATCACTCCGGAAAGAATGATGAGAATTGCATTAACAGCGATCTCAAAAGATGAAAAATTAGCATCATCTACACCAGAAAGTTTTCTTGGTGCATTGCTTACATCAGCTCAATTAGGGCTTGAATGTAATACTCCATTAGGTCAGTCTTACTTAATTGCTTTTTATAACAATAAGAAAGATTGCCTTGAAACTCAATTTCAATTGGGGTATCAAGGCTTGATTGATCTTTGCTATAGAACAAATCAATACCAAACAATACAGGCTAGAATTGTATATGATGGTGATATATTTGAATATGAATACGGGATGAACGAACAGCTTATTCATAAACCAATGGGGAAAACAGCAAAGCCTGTTGCTGTATACGCCTACTACAAATTGGTAAATGGAGCAAAGGCATTCGAAGTAATGACCTGGGAGCAAGTGGAACACCACGCAAAGAAATATTCGCAGGCAGTAAGCAAGGGATATTCTTCCCCTTGGTCTACTGACCCTGAAAGTATGGCAAAGAAAACAGTGCTTAAAAAAGTGTTGAAATATGCGCCAAAGACAGTTGAAGTTGCAGAAGCTGTAAACAGTGATTCAGCAATTATCACTGCAAATACTATTCAGGATGGCAATACAATTAGTGTTGTGAAAGACTTTAACTTTGATATAGGTGAAGTTGAAACAGTAGAATCTAAGCCTGTTAATGCAGTTGAGCACGCAGAAATTAAAGGAATTGAACAAGCATTTGATAATCCTGCAACAATTTCAGAAGAAGAAAATAAAATGATTGATAAAGCTTTTGAAGATTCTCAACTAAAGTTTGGCGGAGATGTTTTTTAATTGAAAATTACGAGTTTTTTTCATGGGCAGTTAATACACAATAAAATTGTCTTAGTTCCAAATGATCCTCGTGATAATTTTTTAATTGAAAAACTATTCAATTCAAAATATCAACGAGAATGTAGGACAGAAAAAGAAATTTTATTGAAATGTGAAATAGATGCGGCTTTTCAGCATAGAACTTTCAAACAATTAGCTGCTGTATGGAAACTTGTAGAAATAATTTTCTACTCGGAAAACGGGAGAAAGCCTACGGAAAGCGAAAAATATGAGTTATATCTTGATTTATTGGAATTATACGCGGATAAAATTCCGAACAGATACAACAATGAATTGAGAGTAATTCATATTTCCGAAGCCAACACAATGGCCGCGGCTCATTTTATTTCCGGATTACTTTATCATTTAAATACAATGTGTAATTTGACAAACGATCTTGAAGCATCTGTTAGAAAAATATTGTATGAGTGGGAAATTTGGCGTGGGAAACAAATAGTAGACTTCGCCGATGAAGTATCTGTAACGGAATTAAGAAATAGAATTAGAGTTTCAGAAGCCACAGGAAGGCAACCTGTAGAGTTTCATCACATTATATCAAGAGGTGCCTGTCCTTTAGCAATTGATAAAGCATGGAATTTGATTGCCTTAACCGATGAAGAACACAGGTTTTTCCATTCTGCAGGAATTGGAAAGTTTTTAGAGCGTTATCCACATCTTAAAAACAGATTTGAAAGGGCAAAGATAAAGTGTGAAGAATTACAAAAAAGTAGTTCTGTATTAGCAAAGGAGGCTCTTTGTGAATAAAAATAAATCAAAATTTTCTCATAAAGATTGGTATGAGAAAAACAAAGAAATTATAAAAGAAAAACAACGTCAATATTATGAAAAGATTAAGGAAACAAAACAAAAAAAAGCCTGGCTAAAACGAAATGTCGGAAAAAATGAAAATGAATATGAATATAAAAAACGAGGGAAATATGATTTAAAAGAATATGTAGCTTTTAATAACGCTCAAAGAATAATTGATAAAAAAACTGCAATTATGAAGCAATTAAAAATTACTTCGGAGTTATTTTATGAATTATTAGAAAATGGAACTTCACATAAAGGATGGTGTATCGATGAAGCTTAAATTTAATTTTTATTTAGTTTATCTTAACGACTTAAACAAATTGAATGCCTTTCAGTTTAAAAAAGTTGTAAATGCTTTAGTAAAATACATGGAAAAAAGAACAATTCCTCAAAATTTATCCAAAAAAGGCTTTGATGTGTTTGTCAAAATAATGCCTATATTGGATTTAGAATTGAAAGAGTATGTTTTAAGTATGGCAAGATCACTATCTGGAAAAAAAGGGGCAAAAAAAAGATGGAAAATGTCTAATAAATAGCAAATATATAGCAAATATATAGCAAATTATAGCAAATTATAGCAAAAATAGGAGATATAAAATGAGTACACAACGATATATAGACACTTCTTTTTGGGATGATACATGGGTTCAAGAACTCGATCCATCGGAAAAACTATTGTATATCTATTTACTGACAAATCCACTAACAAACATAGCAGGTGTAATGGAATTGACAATTAAAAGAATCTGTTTTGATACAGGATTTAATTCTGATACCGTAACTCATATTTTGAGAAAGTTTGAAAATGCAAAAAAAGTTTACAGATATAATAATTATATTATTATAAGAAACTTCCCAAAACATCAACAACTTAAAAGCGAGAATGTAATCAAAGGAATTGCCACTATTTTAAGTAAGTTATCTGACGATGTTTTAGCATATCTAGAAAAAATTGAATATCAATTTGATATTAGGGGCGTTTTTGATACCCTATGTATACCCTATACATACCCTTCGAACTATTTAAATTTAGATTTAAATTTAGATTTAAATTTAGATTTAAATTTAGATTTAAATTCAAATTCGGACTCTGATTTATCACAAACAACAGAAAAATTAGATAATGAAACTGAATTAATTCAAAACAAAACAGAAATTATAACTAAAACAAAAAAAACAAAACCTATAAAACATAAACATGGGGAATTTCAAAATGTTTTACTTTCTGATGTTGAATTTAACAAATTAAAAACAGAATACGGTGAAGAAAAAGTACTAAATATAATACAGCACTTTTCAGAACTAAAAGAAATGAAAGGATACAAATATAATTCTGATTATTTAGCATTAAAAAAATGGGGCATAGAATCCTATGAAAAAAGAACTTATTCCGCCAATTCATTAAAAGAACAGGGAAAAAAATGGCGGCCAGATAAAAAAGATTTAGATATATTAGACAAGATAACTGTGAGGTAAATATGGACTCTGTCAAAACAATTTTAAACAATATCGTTGTTGATTCTCAAAAAGCAGACGAGTATGAAAAAATGATAAAGAATCAAACAATGAAAGAAGAAAAAGCTAGTTTAGAATATAATTTTAAGCATATATCAGGTGTGCCAAAAAGATATTTACAAGAATCATTGGGAACATGGGAATGCAGTTCCGAAGGAGATATAGTTAATTTACGAACAATTCAACGTTTCGTAGAAATAAAAAATCAAAACAAAATTTTGGCTTTATTAGGTAATTACGGTACAGGTAAAACTCATCTCGGATGTAGCATAATTAGAGAGATGGGAGGACTTTACGTTACAAGCCAGAAGTTATGTATTGAGTATGAAAGTGGATCAGATTTTAAAGCAGAAGCTAATAAAATGCAAATTTTGAGAAAATACTCAACTGCTCCAATGTTAATAATTGACGAAGTTGGTAGAGGATTTAAGCCAGATTTAGAAAAAGAAATTATATCTTTTATCATTTCTGAACGATATGCGAATGATTTGCCAATGGGAATAATTTCAAATTTCAAAAAAGATGGGTTTGTGAGATTTATCGGCGATGCAATGTACGACAGATTTTCAGAGGTGGGAATCATCCTAGAATTTTTAGGACGTAGCAAGCGATTTGATAAACGAGTTTCTTAAAACAGGAGGAATAAAAAAAATGACAGACATTAATCATGTTAATTTAATTGGGCGAATGACTAAAGATTTGGAAGAGGGAAGTTTTGGTTATACAAATACTGGAACAGCTAGAGCCAATATTAGTATTGCTGTAAACAGAAGTCGAAAAAATGGTGATCAGTGGGTTGATGAAGTTAGTTACTTTGAGGTAACTATTTGGGGAAAAACTGCGGAAAATTTAAAACCTTTTTTAACTAAGGGTAAACAAATTGCAGTAGATGGTTATTTACGACAGGATCGTTGGGAAAAAGACGGTAAAAAGAATAGCAGAGTTGTAATTGTTGCAGAAACTGTTCAACTTCTTGGCGGTAACAAAACAGAGCAATCTACTTCTGTTTTGGAAACATACACAAACAAAGAAGCACATGATAATTTTCATGGCGATGATACAATTCCATTTTAATATTTCCTGAAGGAGGGGAAAATGAAAAAACAAATAGTTTTATTTATTGGGGTAGGCTTACTAATTATTGGGTCTATTTTGGCATGTTCTACAAACATTGTATCTGATATTCCAGCTTTGGCAATATCAGCATTTGGACTAGGAACTTTGATTGTTTCAATTTTTCAAAAAGCAGAAAAAAAAGATTGGGTAACAGTTTCATCAATCATTTTTGTTTCTATTGGGGCTTTTTGTTGTGCTGTCGCTAGTCTATCACAAGATACAATGACAAAGGTGATTGCGACAGTAATTGCGTTAATCACACTTTTACTTGGAATTTTTGTTCCTTCGATTGTGGCAAAAATTAAAAAATCTTAATTCAAGGAGAGATACTTTGCAACTTGATAAGAGTAAAAAGTTTTTTGATGCAACTAAAATTCTTATTGAAAGCCTTGAGCTTAATAAAGATTTGAAAACTAACTCTGACAAGCTTGCAGAGTATCTTTTGAATACTTTATATGCAATGGAAATTTTTATTAAAAATAATACAGGTAATTTTAATAATTTTGGCTATTAATATTTTCGCACTTGTTTTAATTTGTTTGTTTTTGAGATATACAAATACATTAATGATTGCAATATTTAATTTTTTTATCGCTAGTTCTTTAATTTATATTTTAGGAAGTTTATCATGAAAAAAATTTATGTATCAGGTAAAATAGGGAATTTGCCTAGAAGTGTTTGGGAAATGAAGTTTCTTAGAATTAAAAACTTATTGGCAAATAAATATGATGAAGTTGTTACACCTAGCGAAATTTGCAAAAAAGTTGAAAAAGAATTTGGAGTGGTAGATTATGCAACATATTTAGCCGCCGATATTGTTACAATTTCGGATTGTAGTCATATTTTTATGATGAAAGACTGGAGAAAATCCCCAGGCGCAAAAGTAGAAAGAGCATATGCAAAAGCGTGTGGAATTAAAGTAGTCTATGAAAGGTGGGAGAATTTAAAAACAAAATGGGAATGTATTTTCAAAAAAAATTAAAATATAAAAATATAAAAGTTGAAATTGATGGTATCAAGTTTGATTCAAAAAAAGAAGCAAATAAATATCAAGAATTAATGATGTTGCAAAAAGCAGGTGTTATTAGCAATTTGCAAAGGCAAGTAAAATTCGAAGTTTGCCCTAAATCGGCGACAGAGAGAGCATCATTTTACGTCGCGGACTTCGTTTATACGCAAGCAGACGGAAAAAAAATTATTATGGACGTAAAGTCTGAAATTACAAGAAAATTGGCAGTGTATATTTTAAAAAGAAAGTTGGTTAAAAATCTGTATAAAGATTATATTTTTTTGGAAAGTTAATATTATTTTTAATACTTAATATATCAAAAAAGTATTGAAATTAATCATACATTGTATTAAAATTAAAATATGAATACAAAAAATTTTATTAGAAATGAACTATTAGCCAAACAAAAAGAAAAGTTTATTGGAACTTTAAAGTTCGGCATAGAACATGGAGTAATTGTTTCAGAAGTGTTGAACAACAAACCTGTGGATGAAAAAGAAAGTTTTGATTTTGATCTTAACTTTCTTGATTCTGATTTTTTTGGCAATGTAGAATTTAAAATATGGCAAGGAATTGTTACTTCTTGTACATTTCAACAAACTTTTCAGGGAAACAGCCTGCAAAGGAGAATAAATGCAAATTTGTCAAGAATGTAAACAGCCAGTAATTTACATCGCTGTAAAAAATGACAGAGTTGTTAAATGTGATGCAGAACCATTAGAGGTATATACACAATTAGGACGAAAATTTTGGGCGTATACAAAACATCGGTGTGAGGGAAAAAATGAAAATAGAAATGCTTAATAATAAAGTTTTAGTTAGCATAAAACAAAAACAAACAAAAACTAAATCAGGGATTATTTTGCCCGAAGAAAAGAACGAAAGAATTGTTATGTGTAAAGTTGAGGCTGTTCCTGTAAATATTGATGTGCCAATAACTAAAGGCGATTTTATTTATGCTGATAAATATAAACTTACAGAATGTGAAATTGATGGCAAAGGATTTATAGTTGATGCAGATGATATTCTAGCAGTTGTAGATATGGCATAGCCTAGAGGTGAAAAAAATGGCGAAGGAAAAGTATACAGATACATTGCCAGATGGCTCAATCATTGACTTAGATGCCTACGATTGGGGTGGTGTAAAACTTCTTAAAAGACAAAAGCTATTAATTATTTGGTATACAACTCCAGGACAAAATGGATATAAAAATCCTACAGTTGCAGCTCAAAAAGCTGGGTATTCTACAAAAACTTCGTATGTTGCTAAACACAAACTTATTCGGGAATGTCCTGCTGTGGTTAATTTAATTAAGAAATTTACAGATGAACAAATTAAAGTGTCTGTAAAAGATGCTGTTGATAAATTAATCACGCAAAAAATTTCGAGGGCCACATATAATATTAAGGATTTTTACACAAATACAGAAATAGAAAACCCTGAAACAGGAGTAACTAGACAGATTACATCTGTTATCCCTTTAGAAGAACTTGACAGAGAAAAAGCGGCGATAATTGATAACATCGAGATTAACAATGTCGGTATTACGACATATAAATTACCAAACAGAGAAAAAGAAACAAACGATTTGATTAAATTAAACGAACAACTTAATGGCAATGCAAATAGCAATGAATATGACGTTGAAACTACTCTGGACGTAATCAAAGAAAACTTCGCATCAGTTAAAACAACAATTAAACTTAGAAATCAAGAAATTAGAGAAGCTGCTGGCGAATACATCGAAACTAACGAGAATCAGCCTGATTATGATTAAAATTAATAAGAAAATATTCAAAATTTATCACTTTTTTGAAGTTTTTTTATCAAAAAAGTAGAGTTTTTATATTTTATTTTATCATTTTTTATAAAATAGGGGTTCTTTGTGGAAAAATTAACACCAGATGAAAGATTAGATTATCTTTATGCTTATTGTAAATTTGATGATAAGCAACTTGTACTAGACCCTTGGCAAGAAGATTTTATTTTATCAACTAAACAATTTATTTCAATTCTTAAATCAAGACGTACTGGGTTTTCTTTTGCAACAGGTTTAAAAGGTTTGTCAAAAGCCTTAGATCCTGGTAGACAAAAGTATGTTAAACAATTTGTATCTTACAACGAATCCGACGCACAAGAAAAAATTAGGTACATACGCGAGTTTTATGATTCTATTCCGAATTTTGCAAAGAAAAAAATTATCACAGAAAATAAATCAGAAATTGAATTATTGGACGCAAATGGGAAAACTACATCTCGTTTAATTTCAATGCCTTGTAGACCACCTCGTGGAAAAGGTGGAGATATTTCTCTTGATGAATACGGTATATTTCTTCCTAATATGTCTAAATTAGTATACACTGCTGCTTTGTATGTTATTTCTCGTGGTGGAACAATTGAAGTAGGTTCAACACCTTTAGGATGTATTGGTCGCTTTTATGAAATCTGCACAGACAAGAAAAAATATCCTGCTTATCAAAGGTTTAATGTTCCTTGGTGGTTTTCTACTGCTCTGTGTATTGATGTAGGAACAGCTGTACGTGAAGCACCTAATATGAACACAGAAGAAAGAGTCGAGAAATTTGCAACAGAAACACTTAAAGAAATATTTAGAAACGATGTTTTAGAAGATTTTCAGCAAGAGTGTGAATGTCTGTTCATTGATAGTGCCGAAAGTTATATCACTTTAGAAGAAATTTATTCCTGTACTCCTGGAATGAATGAAGATTATTCCAATGAAGATTTAGAAAAAGATTTAGAATTTGGTGAGGCAGACAGTTTCTTTGGTAAAGAATTACAAATTTGCAAGACTGTAGATGATATGTGTACTACAGAATACAATCCGGAAAAACATGGAGTATTGTATTTAGGGTATGATATTGCGAAAAAAAGAGATGCTGCAAGTATTTTTGTTTTGGGGCTTTTACCAAATGGCAAAAAGAAAGTTTTTGGGTATGAAGAATTAAGGGGTAAAGATTTTGAATATCAAATTGCAGCAATAAAAAGATTAAATCAGGCATTGCCTATTAGAAGAATGTGTATTGACTGTACGGGAATGGGGTTGCCTATTCTGGAAAGACTTGAAAAAGATATTGGAAAAGCAAAAGTTGAGGGAATATATTTTACTGCACAGGCAAAAGAAGAAATGGCACAAGGAATAAAATTAGGTTTGCAACACAGAGAGTTTATTTTGCCTAATGATAAAAACTTGCATCATCAAATACACAGTATCAGAAGAATTGCAACTAGTGGAAATAATTTTAGGTATGATGCAGATAGAGATGAGAACGGACATGCAGATACATTTTGGAGTTTTGCACTTGCAAATTTAGCTTGTGGAGATTCAAGAACTAATGGCTTTTATGAACAACGAGCAGAGAAAAAAATTAAAGAAAAACTGGCTCAAAAATCAATAAAACAAACAAATGATCAGAATGGAGAAAAAGATAGTGTAATTCAAAAGGGGAAAAGTTTAAGACAAATTAATAAAATGTTTGGGTATAGATAAAATGGGAGAAAAAAAAGGAGCTTAGAAAAAAAATGGTAAAATTGGTTATCAAGAAATCTGCTTATGTAGAGCTTTTAAAATCTTTTGGAGTGAAATACAAATATAAAAAACTCATAAATGGAAAATGGAGATATTACTATGCGGATGATAGGGAAATATCTGTTAGATGGCATGAACACAATGCAACAAAACAAGAATTAAGAACTTTTATACACGATACAATAACTAATCCAAATTATGATGAAAATATTAAATTGTGTGATATACCTAGTCATTTTTCAAACAAACTTAAACTAAAATTAGGGATAAATATAGACAGTTTAACAATGGGAAGTTCTGAATTAAGACATTCGTTAAATCTAAGAAAACATAATATATCATCGGAAGATATTTTATTATTCAGACGAACAATACAAAATAAACATACAATTATTCGTTATGAAGGTACTTCAAGAAGAAGAAAAACTAATTTGATAAAATTTAAAGGATATTCAAGAGGTACTATTTATTTTATAGCTAGTTATAATAAATACGGAGAATTAAAACTGTTTGATTGTTATAGGGAAGGCAAAATAGAAAAATCTGTGAGACTTCCATGTACATGCCCGGAAGCTAACGCCCTTGACGATTCACAGCCTATACTTATAGTAACGCTTTTATAAAAAATTGTCAAATAAAATGTTTTATAAATACGAAGACGTATTTATGAGAGAGTAAAGGTATAGGAATTTCCTACACCTTTGATGGGGTCTCTATTATCCACCCCATAATTATAGACAATTATTGTGGTTGACGGTATCGGAATTTGCGAGGTCGTGATTATTGATACAAAGGGGGTATCTGTTCGTTACCTCCTGTTATACGATTTTAGTTATTTTTCCAAAATTCAACTTGATTGTGAATAAGCGAAATAATGGAATCTCTTTTTTTACCTTCTACTGTTAATAATTCATGTGCTACTTTTTGAATATCTAGGGGTAAATTGGTTGTAGGGTTTTCTCCAGTCAGTAACCATTCCATAGATACGTTTAATAATTTGCTACACTGATATACAAATTCTGCATCAGGACTGTTTTGTCTTAAAAATCTTTGTTCTAAAGTTGATTTTTGAATATTTATCTTACTTGCCAATTCTTTATGGGTAATACAGTTGTACTCTAATTCTCCTCTTAGTCTATCCCAAAAATTCATATTTTTTTATCCTTGTTTAATCACATTCCTTTTTATGTATCGGAATAATACTACATTTTATTAAATAAAAGTTGACAAGGTCAACAATTTGTAGTATAAATATTTTATGATACTACAAATTGTATGATAAAAGGGGTGAAAATGCTAACAAATGTAATAATGAAATCGGAAAAGGATAGAGAGTTGTTTGGTGTTGTTATAAGACAAAACACCAAAGATTCAATGTTATCTTTAACTGATTTGCAAGAGGCTTTTACTAGAGCAAGAATAATGAATGGTTGGAAATCAAAGGGTGAGATTCAGCATATTATCAATGGACAAGAAAATGCAGAACGTATTTATTATGTCCTTTTAGAACAGAAGCTCATAAATTGTGATTATTCTCAATTTATGGAAATGGTACACGAAAAAGGGATGGTAAAAGTTTTGAAAGAATTAAGTGTTTACCGAACGACAGGCAGAGGGGAAAACAAACAATCTGTTTGCAATCCTTATATTTGGGTGTTAGTTGCAATGGAACTTAATCCTCAGTTATATGCCAAAGTTGTTACATGGTTGACAGACAAACTTATCCTTAATCGTATAGAAGCAGGGAATTTTTATAAATCTTTGTCAAGTGCATTGTATAAAATTCCTCAACCGAATTATCCAGAAATTGCAAAAGCATTAAATACAAAAGTTTTTGGGAAACATGAAACAAGTATTAGAAACAAAGGGTCTCAAAAACAATTATCCGAACTTACAAGAATTGAAGATAATATTGCCTATTGTATTAACAAGGGTTTTTTCAAAACAAACGAAGATGTTTTAAACGCAATAAATGAATTTGAGGTTCAAAAATGAAAAAAATAAAAACAATGAAGAAGTGTCAAAACCTACCACAGCTTACACTTCTTCAAAAGGAGCTACTAATGAATAACTCACTTATTTTATCGGATGTTAAGACTGAAAACTTAACTACAATGTCTACAAAAGAACTTGCAAATTTTCTAAAAACAAGTCCAAAAGTTATTTTAGAAAATGCAAAAAAATGTTTGCCTAATAAAAAAATTGAAAATGGTAAACCAACTTATTGGGATAAAGCAGAAGTAACTGTTTTAATTTATTTTATGCAAAATAATAAAACGACAATGTTTAATTCTCAAGCAAGTCAAGCTTTTACCGACGGGTTAAGGTCTGTTTCTACCGACCTAACACCAGCATTAAAATTAAAAAAGGCACTAGATTTAGCACAAGAAGCATACGAAGAAGAACTACAAATAATTAGAGCAAGAGCAGAACTTGCAGAAAGTGTAGTAAATCGTATTGCAGATGGTAAAGGTTGTTACACAATGAACCAAACAGCAAAAGCTCTAAAATTGCCTTACGGAAATATTAAATTGTTTGAAAAATTAAGAGCTATGCAGATTCTTAATCTTGATAACTCACCAAAACAAGAACAAATTAACAATGGAAATTTTAAGGTAGTTGTAAAGTTTATTAACGAAAAAATCGGAAACAAACCTGTAACACTTACAACTAGTAAAGGACTTGTTTATTTAGCAAAAAAATTAAATACAGAAATTGATGAAAGTGTTTTACCCGATTACGAGTAGAAACTAACTTAAAGGAAGGTAAATATGGAAACAATTAAAAGCTTTATTAAGTACTTGAAATTGTCAAAAAAGTATAAGGATGCAATAAGAAAAGTGATAGATAGTTTTTATGATGAATACAAATTGAAAAACTAACACTTGAAACAATTATAAACATGTAATAAAATTAATATGAACGATGTGTCAAAAAGACAGTCATTTATCTTTCATGGGATAAGTGGCTGTCTTTTTTTTTTGTTTAGGAGTAATAAAAATGGGCGGTTTTAAAGAAATTGATATAAAAAAAGAATTAAGAAAAAGGGTTGCATATAACCAAAAAGAAAATGGAAACGGTATTTTCAATAAAGATTTTTTCCTGGGGCAAGGAACGCTTGATAATGCAGATTCTATTTTTTATGATCCTTATTTTGTGTCTGAAAATGCTTTCCATGGAATTAGAACTATATCACGTGTACAATTCGGGGGAATCCCATGTGCAACTTTAAGGAAAGTAGCTCAAAAAGCATGGATTATTAATACTTGTATTAATCACATCCAAAAGAAAATCAAACCATTCTTAAAACCTGTAACAGATAGAAATTCTAGGGGCTTTTTGATTTATAAAAAGGGTGAAGATTTAACAAAGACACAAAAAGCCGATAAAACGAGAGATGAAATTAGAGATTTTATTATTAACTGTGGGAACTTTGAAGATGCAGATAGAGATGATTTTGTTAAATATTGTATAAAAATTGTGCGTGATAATTTAACTATTGATCAAGTTGCAACAGAATTACAGTACACAAAAGATAAAAAGTTATGTGCTTTTTATGCTGTAGATGCTGCAACAGTTGAAAAAGTAATCCCAAATAAAAATGTAAAAACAGATTGGAAATATATTCAAGTTGTAGATGGAATTCCTGCGGCCGGATATACAACTGATACAATGCTTTTTGATTTTGAAAATCCAAGAACAGATATTTACCATTCTCAATATGGGTATTCATATGTAGAACAAGCAGTAGACTTAATAACATCATTTATTAATACTTTTGTATATAATGCCGGAAACTTTACAGAAAACAAACTTCCTAAAGGTATGCTTTTAATTAGCGGAGATGCAACTTCTGAACGAATTGAAGAAATGGAAGATTATATTGCTGAAATTATGAGTGGTGGGCCACTTAATCAGTGGAGAATCCCAATAATTCCAGCAGGAGATAAAGAAGCAAGTATTGAATGGAAACAACTAAACGGAAACAACAGAGAAATGGAATTCCAACAATGGAATGACTATTTAACTAGTGCTGTAGTTGCTATGTTTGGTTGTTCAATGGATGAACTAGGAATTCAAAGCCAAAAATCACAAACAATGTTTGAAAACTCTGGAGCAGACAGAATGTCGGCTAGTAAATCTTTGTTGTTAGGTGATTTATTAACATTTCTTGAATCTTACATAAATAAAATCGTTAAAAAAATAAATCCTGATTATGTATTAGAATTTGTAGGATATGAAAAAGACAATCCAAACACTGTAGCAGATTTAGACGAAAAAGAAGTTAGAACCTGGAAAAGTATTAACGAAAAAAGAGCAGAAAAAGGATTAGACCCTATAGACTTGTCAAAGATTGAAAACGGGGCAGACTTACCAATGAATGGTCAACTTGTACAAATGTTCCAGGCTGCACAAGCTCAAACAGGTATGGGCGATATGGGGGGAATGGGTGAAGAAGGAACAGAGGATAATGATGATTGGCAGAATTATGGAGATGAAGAAGGCACTAACGAAGAATCTAACAATGATTACAGTGGTTTAGAAGATTCCAAAAATACTAATGCTTATAGTGGACTTGAAGAAAGTTCAGAAGATATAAACAAATCATTATTAAGGATTTAGGGCGATGAATGAAATTTGTAAAAATTGTACTTGGTGGGTAGAAGAAACTGACAAAATCGGAGAGTACGAACATAAGGAAGCTCTAAAACAAAATAAAGGTTTTTGTTTGTGCCAAGATTTGTTTACAAATAAAGAACCTGATGATGAATGTGATTGTGGAGAATTTAATCATGAGTAGAAGTTATCGAAAAACACCAATAGTAAAAGATAATGGCAAACACAAACAATACTGGAAAAGACAAGCAAATAAAAGATGTCGCAAAGAAAGAGTTGGTAGTGGTGGGGAATATAAAAAGCATTATGATCAATACTCTATTTGTGATTGGAAGTTTAGATTAAAGAATTTGTGTAAAAAGAAAATGTCAAAATAAGGGAAATTAATGGAAAATTAAGGGAAATTTCCCTTGTTTATTTAAAAGGAGATAAAATGGGAAAACTAGTAATTAAAAAATCTGTTGCAAATCAAATAACAAGCAAATTAAAAACTCATAAAAATGATGATATAACGCCCGAATTTGCAGAAAATCTGCAAAAATCGGACTTATTTTCTGAAAATAAGCAAGTTTCAGTCAAATTACAGTCAAATAAAAATATAGGTGTAACTCCTGATGATTGTTATTATGATTTAGATAATCCCACAGAGAAATTTTATTATGATTTGAAAATGAAATTTGCTCAGAGTGATAAAGCAGATGATATTGAGAAATCACATAAATATATAAGACGATGGAAAATGAATAATGGTGAATGGAGATATGAATATCCAAAAGGGGTTGATAAAAAAATACATTCATTTAGAGATGTAACAACAGCTCTAACAAATAAGACAACAGAAATAAAAGATATTCAACCATTAACAACAGAAAAACAGATTGATGCAGAGCTTGAAAGATTAACAAAACTTTCAGAAGAAGGAAAACTTACTTGTCCGGCTTTAGGAAATGCAAATATTTACATTGAAGATATGACTACAGAACATGCAGAAAAAACAAACGGTGTATTTAGAACAAAGGAAGCTAAAATTCATAAGTTACAATATCTTTCTTTTGTTGAAGATGTTCTTAAAAATGGTATTCTATTTATGAAATCACGTAAATACAATCATGCTTGGTCATTAGATAAGATTTCAGAAAGAGAAAGAACTACTTATGGAATTATTAACAAGGTTACATATTTTGACAAAAAGAAAAATAAAAACATAACATGTGGAATGGAAATTGTTGTTGCGTGGGATAATGAAAGAAAAAGGTTTGTGTTTTCATTTATTGATAGACAAATAAAAAAATCCTTGTTATTTAACAAGGATTTTCAAACGACCACTTTCGAGGCGGGTCAGGTAGGTGCTTGTAAAACAGAGGCTTTTTCTACCACCGACTCTATAATACCACATTTGATAAATTTGTCAAGTAGAAATGTAAATAAATCCCTTACTTATTCTGGTTATAAATTACAAGGTAGAACTAGACTTTATGGCATGGATATTTCCATTGAAAATAAAAAAGGAAGTTATAGATGTGGTGTAGATTCAGATGGTCATAAGTGGGAAATTTTAATGCACTATGATTATGGATATATTAGGGGAACTGTAGGAGTAGACAAAGATCACTTAGATTGTGTAAGCCCAGAAACAAAAATCTTAATGGCTGATTATACTGAAAAAAGTGCTGCAGATATAAAAGAAGGCGACGAACTTATTGGAATTAAATTAGAAACACAACAGCATAAGCAGCGAAAACAGATTAAAACTAAAGTTATTCATGTCAAAAAAGGTATGGATGATATGCTAGATATTACTCTTGAAAATGGTGTAAAACTGAGAACTACTAAAGGTCATTTACATTATTATTTTCAAGGTAAGACAAGAGATAAGTATTGGAAGCGTGCTGATGAATTAAAAATTGGTGATAAACTTGTAATGATTTACAATCATCATAATTTTGAAGAAACAGAAGATTATAAAAAGGGTTATCTCTTTGGAGCTTATATCGGCGATGGATGTTATAATTTTGATGAATCAAAACAGGTTTATTGTGATATTAGAAAAGGCGTTGCTTTTATTGATGTTATACATAGAGTAAAACAATATTGGAATGATTTAGGTTTAGAAACATCTAAGATAAGAATAGACAAACCTAGACAGACAAATTCTTTATTAGCAGATGGTAGAAAAGTTATATCTAAAATGGATTTAGCTATATTATCTATTAGAGGTATAAACAAAATAAGATATATTAAATCAATTCTTGTAAAAAATCCTAAATCTTTTGAATGGTGTCGTGGTTATATCGCTGGTTTATTTGATACAGATGGATGCTTGAATTGTAGACATGAATTCCTGATAACTCAAACCAAAAATCAAGATGAATTTATGAAATTTACAATTGAATGTATTAATAAATTGGGTTATCAAGCAGTAAAAAGATACAATGAAATTAAATTACATACAGATTATATGGCTGATAATATAACAATGGAGTTTACTCAAATTATTAAGCCAGCTCTTGAAAAGAAAAGAAACTTTTTAGGCCAAACTTATAGATATGAGCCATTGGAAATTGTGGATATAAAGCCATATACCGGGGAGTTTGTTGCTATTCAGACTGATGAACAGACATATATTGCAAATGGACTTGTAACACATAATTGCTATGTTGGACCAGATAAAAACACAAAAAAAGTTTATGTAATTCATCAAAACAATCCTATTACTCATAAATACGATGAAGATAAATGTATGTTGTGTTTTGAAAGTGCAGATGCAGCCAAAAAAGCATATATGAAACAATATGATAGACCAGGATTTTTTGGAAGTATGGAAACATTAACTGTAGAACAATTCAAAACTTTTGTATTTTCAAAACAAGGTAGTAGAATACACAAATCCTTTGATATTGAAATAACTGATATTACTGAAAATAATAAGCAAAGAAAAGTTGAGCAAGTAGAAAAAGCATTAAACACTATTTATAATAACAAACCTTTTGTAATTGAGCATATTTCAAAAAATTTAGATTTCTCAAGAAAATATAATGATATTTTAATGAGAATTACTGATTTTGATAAAAACAAAATTGAAAAAGCTGTACATTCATTGGCATTTACATTAGATACTAAAGTTAAGGCAAGTAAAGGAGAGGCCTTTGTATATGCCAGTCAGGAAGATTTAACAAATCAGATTGTTAATGAAATTACTGAAAAAACAAAAAAGATTTATAATTTCGTAATTTCATTTTTTGACTTACCTGAAATTACTATCGTAAGAAAAGCAAATTTAATTCATAAAGGGAAAATAATATACAATCCTGAAACAGGAGAACCTGTGAAAAAAGCAGAGTGGGATAAATTTGTAGAAGAATTAGAAAAAATGCTTAATAAAAATTATATGGGGTATGGTGAAAAAATAGTTTTAAAAGGTGAAACGTTAGGACTGATTTTAGATCGTCTTGCAAAAACTAATTCTTTTGAAGCAATTCAGAAGAAAAAACTTTCGGACATTGTATATAAACGAAAACATTTTGATTGGATTTCGGATGATATAAAAAATTTAAAAACTATTATTGGTGAACCTATATCAAGGGAACGGGCAGCAAGAATTGAAGTTGCGATGCAGAGTGTAGGGCAAAGAATATCAAGGGTAAAAGATTCTCTTAAAAATGAAATCCAGCAAGTTATTATTGACGGAATTAAAAACAAAGAATCGAAGAGAGTTGTTTCTCAAAATTTGTTTGATAAGTGTGTAGGACTTAATCGAGATTTTCAAAAAATTGCAGATAGTGAAATCCAAAATACAGTTAATAATGCATATATCAAAGAAGAAGTTTTTAATTCAGACGAAAATGAAAAAATCTATTTTAAAAGGTTTGAAGTGATAGATGATAACACTTGTTCAAAATGTAAAAAAATAAAAGGGAAACTTGCACTTTATAGCAAAGTTCCTTTGGATGATGAACATATCAAGGATGAGTATGCTGATTATGCAATATGGGAAGGTAAAGTAGATGGAGATTTGCCTATGGGGATATTGCATCCTTATTGTCGTGGATCGTGGGTTAGGTATTATCCGGAGGTTGATTGAGTATTAAATTTAAAACTTTATCTATTGACAAGTCGTAAATTTTATATTATAGTTTGATTATTAGTATTAATTTTAATACTAGTTGTTTTAAATAAAGAGTTGCGTATTTGTTTAAGACTATTACTAACCTATTATCTTTTTTCAACGCAACCCTAGATGACTAGGTGAAAAAAGGTGATAGGTTTTTTATTTTAAAGGAGTAAGGTAAGGTATGATAGGATACAAAGCATTTGACAAAAATTTATGTTGTCGAGGATTCCGGTTTGAAGTTGGAAAAACTTACACAAAAGACACTAAAAAAGAAGATTTAGAATGTTGTACTGACAAAGTATTTCATTTTTGTCGAGAACTTTTTGCTATAGAAAAAGAAAGTAATTACAAACTTTCAGAATCAAGAATTTGCGAAATTATCGCAGGTGAATATATAAAACAAGACGACAAGTACGGAACGAATTCAATTACAATCCTTCGTGAGATTATAGGAGATGAAAAAAAAGAACATAAACAAGAGATAAAAACCTGTGGTGGCTTTTTAAAATCTCTTGAATACAAAGAAGCGTTTAGATTGGCTTGGGATAAAGCAAGTAAAGAAGAACATAAAAAACTTCTTAAACTTCCTAACTGGAATAATGAAATTTTTAAAGAAATTTCTGGAATCGACGCAGAAGCAGAAATAAAAAAAGAAAATAAGGAATTAGAAAAATGAGTTTTAGTCCAGAAACAGAAAAATTAGTAAATGACTTAATCCAAGCAGAATACAAAAATGCTTGTGAAAAGTTTGGCGAAAAATATCACTCACTTCACGAGGGGTGTGCAGTTCTTTTGGAAGAAGTAGAAGATGTTGAAGATTGTATAAAACGATTAAAGAATGAAATAGATTATATTTGGACTTATATCAAAAAAGATAAAACAAAAATTATAAAATATTCTGTTGATGATAGTTTCAATATATTTACAATTAATTCAATAAAAGAACTTGCACAAGTTGGAGCAGTTTTAATGAAGATTCAAAATACTTTGATGAGGTGAAAGAATGATTTGCGAAAAATGTCGTTATTGTTACGAGTTAGACCAGTCTAATGAAAGTAATGGGAAAGATATAATCCAATATTGCAAACACGGATTAGGCAATGCTTATGTTAACGGATATTGCGATTATCCTTTTGTTTTTATTCCAATAGTAATTTTATATTCTAAAATACGCAGATTTTTTTATAATAAAAGCATAAAAAAACATTTAGAGTATTATAAATTATTTGAGTCCATTATAAAGGATGTAGCAGAATGAAAACTTGTAAAGTTTGTGGTGCTATTTTTTCTCCAAGAGATTACAGGCAAACAATCTGTTCTGATGAATGCAGAAAAGTTGCCAACAAAAAAAGATGTGCTTTATATCGACAAACTCATACACCAATTAAAAATAAATGTGTTTTGTGTGGAGCAGTAACAAAAGGATTTATTTGTATGGGGTCGGAATGTAGAAAAATTTACCATCAAGTTTATTCGTGGACGCAAAACAGAATGAAATATGATATTAGAGCAAGTGGAAAAAAATATATAAATCCACTTGAAAAAATCCAAGCGATAAAAGAAAAGTATAAAAACAGAGTTTCTGTTGAGATAATTAAACAAATGATGGAGTAAAAAAAATGACAAAAGAAGAAAACGAAAAACTTATTGAAAGTGATTGTTACAAATTGATTAAGGCTTTAGTTGATTTGTTGATTGCGTTGAAAAGATTTGATAAATGGGAGAAAACAAAATGAAATACGTACAAGACACAAAAGAAAAATCAATTTTTATAAAGTTTTATGAAAATGACCCACTTGGATTCTGCAATCATAGAACCATAGATACAGAAGAAGCAAAAGAAAAATTACGTAAATTAAAACGAAAAATAGATTGCATTGAACGAGCGATAAATCTAGTAGAAATAAATAATAAAAATGATTTGTGGAGCAGATACAAAAGAGGTGAACTTCCTGCAATTCATGATTCTGGAGATATTGTAAAAGACGCTTTTCAAGACGCTTTGAATATTCAAGCTAATAGAATTCTTGGTAATTTGCAAAAACATTTTACAAATATGACAGAAGAAGAAATTGAAAATATAATTTTTCCTGATAATCGAGAATAATTAAAAAGGAGGTAAAAGAATGACAGATAAAGAATTAGAAAAGAAAGCAAAAGAATATGCAAATAAAACACAGTTCACAGAATATGATAATCCGTCTTTGTCCGAAAGTTTAGATATTTCCGAAGATATAAAACAAGCATATATCGATGGTGGAAAAGAAAATCAACCTACTGTAGAAGAAATGCTCAAACGATTGATAAAAGGTGGATATGTTAAATCGGGTATTTATGAGAAAAAAGAACACTCTCAACAATGGCACATCGTTACTAACGGAGATTTGCCGAAAGAGAAAAAAGAATATTGGTGTAAAGTATTTTATTATGAATCAGAAGAAACATTTAATGCTTTCTTATGGTTTGACCCTAGCACGAAAGAGTTTAAGTTTTTGGAAAATATAGGGGAAGATGAAGTGAGCGGATTTAAAGTTAAAGAATGGCGTGAGATACCAGAGGAGTAAATTATGAATATCACAACCTTAACAGAAAAATATTTTGAAAAAGTTAAATCAGATGATAAATCAACAACTCTATTTAAGGATTTATTCAAATCTGGAGCTTATGCAGTTTTGAAAGAAATTAATAGACTTAACTTTCCAGCATTTACTTTGATTGATGATAATGATTTGTCTAAGCAAGGTTTTGTCAATATGCTTTTGAATAAAATGGTTGGTGAAGATGACTCTGATTTTGTTGATAGCTGTTTGCACTTCATAGAATATAAGGCATATCATGAAGGTGAGCCCTCTATAAAAAGATTATATGAAAATGATGATAAAAATTGGTTATTAGTTCAATTAGATGATGGAAGATTCGATATTGCCAAAAATGTTTGGGTCGATGATAAGAAAGAATCTTCGGTTTGGAAAAATCAAGATGGAAAAGTTTTGGATAATGTATTAAACTGGAGACCAATTTATCCAAATGGTGAAGTGTAAAATAGGAGTAAACTATGTTTTTGATACTTAAAACGATTGACTGAAAAGACGAAGATTACATCAAGGGTAATATAATCCCTTTTGGTTGGTGCGGAGTTCGGCTATAACAAGGCTAATGAATGGCATTATGTAAAAGATGGATGTTTACCGAAAGAAACAGATTTTCTTATGAGTAAAACACTTCTTTTAGTAACAAAAATGAAAGGCTCTGATTGCTTATTTCTTGTACTTGGGCAATACAATTTTTCGACACAAGAGTTTAGTTATCAACACATGGTTGGACTGACAGATGTTATCGCTTGGAAAGCGATTGTATCACCAAAGGAGACTGAACGAAAATGACTCAGAAAGTTAAATCGGCTTTAATTAAAGCAAATAAGGCAGAAGAACGACTTTTCAAAGCAGAAAGTGAATTATTTCTAGAGTGTCAAGAACTTTGTAACTACCCTTTAGAATTCTGTCAGTATCAACCTAGCGATGGGTTTTGTAAGGAATACGCATCGAATTAAATTGTGCACACTTTTCTCCAAATAAAGATGCTTTCAAAATGCTAATAAAAGAAAACGGGGATGTTGAAATTTTAGGATTGAATGAGGAGAGTAATTATGACAAAAAAAAGAAAAAATAATAGAAATAGTTTACATTATAACAACTTTATGGTATAAGTTGTTACGCAAAAAAGAAGGATTTTTTATGAAGAAATTTATGTTTTTTTTAAGTTGTATTATTGGAATTGTTTGCGTTATTGGGGCATCAGTTGTTAAATTTGGGCTGAATTATAATATCAGTGATGTGTTTTTAATAATAAGTTATTTTTTGTGTCTTTTACCGATAGGAATATATGTTTTTGTTATTGAAAACAAATGAAAAAAAATGTAATATATTATTAGGATGTGTCTTAAAGGCAGTCATGATGTTTAGTCGTGGCTGCCTTTTTTGTTTTAAGCTTAGAATAAAGGATGGGAAAAATGGCAAAGATTATTGTTAATTTGAATGAATTAAAAGGATTTTCTTTTTATCGTAATTACATAGAAAAGGCGAAAAAGGGTGAAATGGTTGGTGGTAAATACATGTATAGGGAAGAAGTTCCTGAAAAAGTAAAAACAAGTAAAGGGAAAACTACCGTAATTAGATATAAATATTATTATTTGACAGATATGCTTAAAGATAGTGCAGAAAAACTTCTTGAAAATATCGGTAAATTCTTTTTCAAGGGAAATGAAAAGGAAGTAAAAAAAATTGAAAATTCCTATAAAACTCAAAACATAGAAAAAGATTATGGAGCAGATAAAAAGACGTGGTATCAGCATTGTATGGAATATTTGAGCCACAAAGCAAAATGGGATAAAAGATTTTCAAATAAAGATAATGCTGAAAAGTTTAAAACACCTATCAAACAAAAAGTCGTAGAAAAAGTTGACATCCCTGGAATGGAAACAGCAGCAGAAGAAACTCCAGAAATTAAAACAACAATTGAAACAGAGAAAAAAGAGGCAACGTGGAAACCTAACCCATCTTTAATGCGTAAGGTTTGGAGTTTATACAATGGTGTAGAATCTGTTAATAACGGAGTTAGTGTTGGTGATATTGTAAATTTTAATGGGCGAAAAGGAACTGTAACAAAAAAAGTAAATGACAATATGGTTATGGTAAGTTTTGAAGATGGAGGTTTAGGCAGATTCTTTGCAAAAGACTTAAACAAAGTTGAAATTTCAAATGAAAGTGTAACAAATGAAGCTGATGTAAATGGTAAAATACAAGAAGTTGTAACAGGGCTAAATACTTCTAATGATACAGTTGAAGAAACAACGGATGGACAAGGTAATAAAATTGCAATGTTAGGTAACCAGAATGCAAAAAAGAATTTCGTTGACTTTATTGATAAGTTTATTACAAATGGTTATAAATCTGATAAGGTTGTAAATCTTTTAGATACAACACCTTTAATTTTGCAAGAACATGGTATTCCAAATAATCCTATAAGTATAACACCTTCTGTTTTGAAAAAGATTTTAGAAAATGATTTAAATGTTTATCATGGTCATAATATTTCTGTTGATATTTTAAAGGATCTACCTAATCAACTTGAAAATCCTGTTTATATACTGAAAGGTAAGGATGGGAAAAAGATTATTGTTACAGAATACTATGTAGAAAATAGACCTATAATTACAATTCTTGAAATAGATAGAAAAGAAGGTCGTACAAATGTAAATTCTGTAAGAAGTTTATATGATAAACAGAATACTGTATTTATGGAATGGATAAAAGATGATTCCATAGTTGAATATGAAAATAAAGAAAAAAGTAAGGTGCTATTACAGTCCATAGGTAACCAATATACCAAGGAGGTAACAACACCTTACATAAATAATAATACCACAAATATAGAAAATGTCAATAGTGAACATGGGAATTCTATAGCCATGCTTGGTAATGATAATGCTAAGAAAGATTTTGTTGATGTAAAACAAGGTTTTTCTGAAATGGATAAAAAACTTCTTGCTTTAGCATTGTACAAAGAAAAAGAATTTAATCCAACAATGAATGATTATTATTATTATGAAAAATTAAGATATAAATATCCTAATTTAGCTTCTAAAGGTAGTATTTATTCAATTATGGAAGAATTAAAAGGAATAGATGTTAAAAATATAAACCTTGATGAAGTAAAAGAGTATGTAGAAAAGATTAAAGGTGGGGGTGATGAACCGCCAAAGAATGATGCAAAAAAGAATTTCGTTGACGGATTGTCGCTTGATACAGAGTTAATTGCAAATGCAAATAATTCTTCATATATGTATGAAGCTGGAGATGCTATTAATCGTGAATATCTTGGCGGAATTGAGGCTATCAATTCATGGGATTTGACAGATGAAGAAAAACAGAAAGCCAAACAAAAACTTTTTGAACTTACAACGGAACAGTTAAAAGCCCAGGCAAAGGCTATATCTGTAACAGTCGCAGGACCAGCTAGGAAAGTAAGTGGAAGTGATACAGCATTTGATAAAGTTCAGAAAATCCGTGGGAAAATTAAAGAACTTCTTGATACAATAAGAGCTAAAAATAATACAAATGTTCAGAAACAGGAAATGAAAGATTTTACAACAGCAGCAACAGAGGCCATGAATAATAATAAACTTGCTTTTGTGTATGATGGTAAAGTTTATTATCGTGGTAATATAAAATCAAGCTCTTGGAGTGAAATAAATCATATTCCAGAAGTTGATGAAACAAAGACTGTTGATGAAAAGAAAAAAGAGTTGAAGAAACTCAAAGAAGAAAGTAAGAATCTCGGTTTTGCTAATCCAGAGAACACAAAAACCCTTGATAGAATTGAAAAACTTAAAAATGAAATTGCATATATGAATACTGATGAATGGCAGAATCGACATAATGCCATGCTCGGTAATCAAAACGCAGCAAAACCATTTTCAGAAGAAGAAACAAAAAAAGAGCAGAAGAAAGTAAAGGAAACAAGAGAAAAAGCAGGACTACCTAAAATAGGAATAAATTATGGGGAGAGAGTTTCTGCTATGGAAGATTCAGTTTCTCTTAATCCTAATGCGGAAAACTATGCTTATAAAGATACAGGTTATATTGCAGGTTCTCAAAAAGAAAAGATTCAAGACTTTTGGAAAAGAAAAAAGGAAAGTGGTGAAGGAACAAGTATAGAAGAAATAGATTGGAATACACTTGAAGAAAATCCTAGATATGCAGAACAACAAATTACAAAATCAAATATTCTCGGAAATATTGATTATAATTCATTCAAAGAAAAAGGAATGGATTCTAGGGCAGCGTATTTAGCAAGTAGAGTATTTGCCGCAATTCCAAAAGAACCTACAGGTCATGATGTTACTGCTCGTAAAAATTATGTAATTGCTATAAACACAGTAAAGGAAAGACTTTCAGGCTGTAAAACTTTATATGATGTAAAAGAGTTTGTTGATGATGTTTATGGTGAATATAAGCAGACATTTGATTCTCAGATTTTAAGAGTTCCAGAAGTTAATAAACTAACACAAGAAAGAGATGATATTATTAAAGAGAAGAAAAAAATTAGAGAATCTGTTATGGGATGGTGTAGGAATGAACTTGTTCCAAAATATAAGGCTCTCGGTAAAAAAGAAAGAAAGGCTTTTTGGAGATATAGGGAAGAATTAAAGAAAGAAATTAGTGAAAAAATTCGTGAATTTGATCCTAATTATAATAATCCTAATATAGATATTGAAATTGATACAAGTAATATGTGGTGGCCGGTAAATGTTTCCTCAGCAGGTATTTTACAAGAGAAAATAGATAAAGCTAATAATAAATTAAAAACAGCAAGAGAAAACGCAAAAAACATCATTATGAATAATAATGTTACTTATGAAGTTTGGAAAGAACTAGGGGATTTTGCAGATTTGCGTTATTCAAAAACATTCCAAAAACATTATAACAATTTGACAGTTTATGATGAAAAACAAGCAACAGAACCTAATGGCGAAATATACGAACCTTATGCTTATAAATATAGAGATAAAGAATATGATAAATATGAAAATTGGGATTGGGTTAATAAAAAAACTAATAAAAAAGCAAAACCTGAATCTGAGATAATCGAGGGGAAAGTAAAAAGAACTTTTGAAATGATTGTGCCTGAAACAATTGAAAGAGTTGGGGGTAGAAATGTTTCTGTTAAATCTACAGAAGAATTAAAAAAAGCATTTAATTTCAGGGATATACAAACAGGTTCTTATGTCCAATCAGACCCCGTTAGTGCTAAGTGGCATATAGACAATTTGGCAAGTGGTTTTGCAGATTTATGTGATGTTTTGGGGATACGAGATGATCAAGTTTCTCTAAATGGAAGGTTAGCTCTTGCTGTTGGTGCTAGAGGACATGGTAAAGCCTTAGCACATTATGAACCTGTTGAACGAGTAATTAATATTACAAAATTCAAAGGGGGTGGTTCGTTAGGGCATGAATGGTTTCATAGTTTTGATAATATGATTGCCGAAGCAATTACAGGTGGAAATGTCAGTGTATATATGTCAGATCCAAGAGCAGCAAGTAAAAAATATAGGTTGCATGATGATATTCCAGATAATGAACTTGCTCATAATGTAAGAAATAAATTTATTAATCTTGTAGATGCAATGATGACAGGTGATACTCCTGAAACAGAAGTAATTACATATAAATCTATAGATGTAGAAACAGCAAAAAAATTCTTTGAAAAAGATTTGCCATTCCAGGCTGCATATTATAGTTATGGTAATGATTTTTATAAGAAATTAGCTAATGCAAAAACTCTTGATGATGCAATATCAGTAATTAATGAAAGGTATAAAGATACAATAAATCTTATTCATAACAATTCAGAAAAAATTAGTCGCATGGGTAAATACGAACAAAAACGCATGAAAGATACAGTTAAAAATTATGAAAAGTATCGAACTATGGCAGTTGCATACTTTGATACAAAGGCTGATAAATCTAATGGTGGAGAAGTTTCTGTAAAGACAGGAAGAATTGTTTCAAGATTTTATGAAGATTCAAAAAAATTAGATATTGGGAGATCTAAAAAATATTGGTCTGAACCTGTAGAAATGGCTGCAAGAGCATTTGAAGCTTATTTAGTTGATAAATTAAAGGAAAAAGGTCAGAAAAATGATTATCTTTCAGGTCATGCTGATAATACAGTTTATTTAGGGGAATGGTTTCCATATCCAACTGAAAAAGACAGAGTAAAAATAAATAAAGCCTTTGATGAATTATTTGAAGTAATCAGAAATGAAAATGCAATTAGAAAATCTTTAGATATATTAAAGAATCGTGAAGAAATAAAAAAATCACTTCCTTTATTCTTTATTAAAAATGGCAGATTCTATATTAGAAAATCATAATGTCTAAATTAATGTCTAAGATGTCTAAATTAATTACAAGTTAGACATTTTTAGACATTGATTTTTGACCAGAAGCTCCAACTGAGCATATTGATCCTTATTGGGGAGGTTGTACAGGGGAATATGCAAAAAAAAGAATGAAAGAACTTGAAAATGGTGTAAATGTTTTATAATAAAATCTGCAACTAGTTTTAAAAGAGTGATATATAAGACCTTGTTAAACGCAAGGTCTTTTTTTTATAATTCTTTCCCATCTTTAAGAAACTTTATTTCAATTCCTAACTGATTACAAATTTCAATTATATCACTTAGTTTTAAATCATTTCTATATAATTTGTTAAACAGATTTTGTTTAGAAGTATTTAACTTTTTAGCTAGATCTGTAATCCTGATATTATTTTTTATGCAGCCAATTTCTATAATTTCTTTAATATTAATTTCATTCATATCTTGATAATAAACTAATAAGTGTAAATAATCAACAAAAAAATATAAAATTACAATAAAAAAGTTTATTTGTTTCTTGACATAGTAAACTAAATAGTGTATATTATAAGTGTAGTGCGACCTGCAAGGAGATTAAATTATGAAAATAATTTTTTTTGAAAATAGGATAAATAGAACATTAAAACGAATTGTGATAAAATGAAGCTGCTTTTTGGAGGAAGAATGATGACAGAAAAACAAAGTAAAGGATTAGACCTTTTGACAGAAATTATTGTTTTAGAAGCTAAAAGAGTAAAAGCTCTAAATGAAGAAGGTGCAGATTTTGAAGAATACGACAATACAGAAATTGAAAAAAGACTAGAAAAAGTAAGCGAATATAAAGGAATATTTGATGGAATTACTCAAAAGATTGTTTCTGATATTATTCAAAGAGCTTTAGACATCAACTTTTTTACATTTAATGACAAAAGATGTATGAGGTATCTTAAAGATGTTATTTTAGAAGATTTAAGATATTTTTCTTAGATTCAACTACAAGTTGAGTGATTTTAAAAAAAATATTAGATAATGGTTTTCTAGGAGATATTATGAATAAAAAAATATTAAAATTAATTACAGATGTTATTGCAACAAGGTTCGCAGAAGTCTTGGATTTAATTGATCCAGAATGGGATAAAAAAGCAAGGCAATTTGAAGGTGAATGGAAAGATTTTGTTTTTAATTTGATTTATGAAAAACTGACAGAAGAAAAGTAGACATAAATAGTTTTATTAAGTATAATATTTATAATGATGTGCGAGAAGGCAGTCATAACCTAAGAGGTTGTGGCTGCCTTTTTTGTTTTAAATTAAATTTTAAGAGGTTTGAAAATGGTATTCTTAATTAAAAAATCAGTAGCAAAAGAAATTTTAAAATCGTTAGGTAAAAACAAGTTAGAAGAATTAAAACGAGAAGTAATTGAAATATTGAAAAAACAAGACGAGAAAGAATATAAGAAAGCATTAAGTCATTTTGAAAATGAAGAAAAGAATATGTCTTATTTAGAAAAATCAATTTCTGGTGAATGGATTGAAAAAGCAGGTTATGGAATTGGTACAGTTCGTGTTTGGAAGGGTAAAAAATACAAAAAGATTGCTCC